GGAAGAATTCCAAAACTGGTGATGAATACATCTACAGAAGCGGAAATTGGGAAGAAATGCCAGTTCCAGACTCTGTATTTGACGAGATTGATGGTAAGTCATCCATCTATGTGACACAGCCGAAGCCACCTTATAACGTTGGTGATGCGTGGTTTACCGGTACAGATATCCTTACTTGTGTAGTTGACCGTGATAGCGGAGGATTTGTTGCTTCCGACTGGCAGAAGAAGAACAATTACACAGATGATTCTGCACTGAACAACTTCCTAACTGGTGATTACTCAGAGACCATCAAAGAGATTAAGACACAGGTTGATGGTAAAGCGGAAACATGGAGACAGGATACAGACCCATCAACAGCATGGACAATAGATGCATTAAAGGCTCAACACAAGGGAGATTTATGGTACAAGACTTCTGAACAGAAATCTTACATCTACAACGGAACCGGATGGACAGAGCTGAAGTCGAATCCACCGGATGAAGTATTCGATGCGATTGACGGTAAAGCGCAGATTTTCTCAACGCAGCCAAAACCACCGTATAATGTCGGTGATTTGTATTTCACTGGAAATGATATCCTTGTCTGCAAGAAAGACAGAGATACAGGCGAATATGTGGCGAGTGACTGGGAGAAGAAAGATAATTACACGGATGATACCACAGTAAATGATTTCATTCAGAATGTTTACGATCCTACCGTTGAGGACATTCAAAATCAGATTGATGGCAAGATAGACACTTATTACTTTGACTACGCTCCAAACAATTCCAACCTTCCTGCATCCGAATGGACTACGGCATCCGCGAGACAGAAGCACGTTGGTGACCTCTTCTTTTGGAAGAGCAAAGGTTTCACCTACCGCTACATGAAAGTTGACACTTCTTTCCAGTGGGTGAGAGTTAAGGATGCGGACATTGAGTCTGCTATGCAAAAGGCATCAACAGCACAGGATACCGCAGACGGAAAGAGAAGAGTGTTCACATCAACTCCTACTCCACCGTATGACGTTGGAGACCTGTGGACGCAAGGAAGCACTGGTGACTTGATGCGATGTAGAACAGCAAGAGCTCGTGGAAATTATAATTCTTCAGACTGGATTCTTGCTACAAAGTATACGGACGATACAGTTGCAAATAAAGCCATTGCACAAATAGAAGTCCTCGATGGAAAGTTAAACCTGAAAGTCACAGCAAAAGAAGTTGAATCTTTGATTGAACAGAAAGCTGACTCCATTCGTTTGAAAGCGGACAAAATCAGCTGGAGTTCAAAGTATTCCAGCATGAGTGAGAATGGAACGCTTACTTGCCAAAATGCCACAATCAACGGAACTGTTACAGCAGTAGCTGGAAACAGAAAAGCCAAGGTAACATCAGGTTACACGGAATACAGTTGGAATGACACGCTGCTAGGTCACATCGGTACAAACTGCATGAAGAGTGATGCGAACAAAATGGGATTGAACTTCGACCTTGAGTACGATGGCTGGTATATGACATGGGCATATAAAAATAAACGAGATGATAATGCTTACTCGATGAAGATGACCTATGCAAGTGCTGCTTTTGACGGATTCACAAAAGACGCAATCAATATGGGATGCGATTTAGATATGAAAAACCACACTATCAAAAATCCGTCCTTTGAAGGCGGAGGAATCACTGGAACAATTAATTTTACACAAATATATAACGCAAAAAGTGATGGCAGCTTCGAATTTTCAAACGGATGTAAGATGCAGTTTAAAAATGGAATTTTGATTTCAGGATCATGGTATTGGTAAAGGAGCGTATATGGCAGAAATAAAAACAGAAGATAAGATATATATCTTAGAAGAAGCTGAACCAGTTATCAACACAGTGAAACGCGTAGAAAAAAGCGGTACTGTGAAAAATGATACAAGGGAAGCGTTAAGAATCTTACTGGGGGAAGAATCATGAGTATGACAGAAGCCGCAAGGCAGATTAGAAAACTGATCGAACTGACAGCCAGTAACCTTACAGACGAACAGGCGGCATCCTTGCCGTGCTGTTTCCCTGTATGGAAAGAAGGCATGGAAGTAAAAGAGGGTGAACGCTATGCGGTACGTGTATCCAATGCGGTTACCACAGTAGCACTTGAAGATGAAGCACCACAGATTGAGGAGAATCTTGTGCTGTGTAAATGTATGAAATCGCATACAACCACACAAGCAAACTCACCTGTGGAATCAGAAGATTTGTGGAAAGTTCTGTAGAAAGGAGAAAACATGGCGGAAGAAGAAAAGAAAGAAAAGGTCACGTTACCTTTCAACTTTAGAGTCAACCAGTGTAGGAACTATCTTAGACTAGCTGTTAACACAGCAGTATCTCAGTACGGCTTAGACGGTGCTGTTATCAGCTTAATCATGGAGTCCTTACTGGGAGAGGAACATAGACAACAGGTAGCATATATGGCAGAACAGACAGATGCCATTGTAGAAGAGATTCAAAACAAGGATAAGGAGAATTAATCATGGAATGGACAAAGTACACAACTAAAGAAGCACTGAAAGACAATGATGAGTTAATGATTCTTGACAAGGATGCAAATGCAAACAAGCGTACTTTGATGGACAAGATATGGAATTATGTTGTGGACAAGATGACTACGGCAGTTATCGCAAAGTTAGGAACAACTAACAAGACTTTGATCGGGGCAGTTAATGAATTAAATAGCAAATCGTTCCACAACATTCCACGTCTTGTACCAAAAGATATCACATCTTATTACAAGGATGGTTCACTGTGGAAACGTCTTAATGGTACAGGCGGATATTCATTATATCAGGATATTTATGCAGGAGATTATTTTCAGATGTCTCGTGTAATTTCGGCAAAGAATCCTGATTCCTCACTGCAAATGACTGGTACTGATTGGGTAACAATCGCATCTATCGGTGGACTTGCACACAACGGAGATAATATTGGCTTAACACCAAATCATCTCGTCATGATACCGGGAAAAGGATTTGGCGGAACACAGCATTTCGGTAGAAGTCGCATGAATCCAACAAATACTACAGAGGGTGGATATAAAGCATCCGAGATGAACACAACAGTATTAGGTGCTGTAGCTACAAGTGGTTCAACGACGGCTGACGCAACGATTAATCAGCAGTTATATGCAGAGTTTGGAGCGCACTTAAAGAAAACAAGAGAACTTGTAACTAACAAAATCAATGCTACTGGTGTAAACCGTTACGGAACAGCTAATGGCTGTACAAACGGATGGGAATGGATTGACGCACAGGCGATTCTTATGAGTGAGGTTGAACTGTACGGTTCTATAGTTTGGTCGTCCGCCGCATGGGATACAGGAAACGCAAACCATCAGTTTGAATTGTTTGCAAATTCTAAATCTGCAATTAATGATCGTTCAGCTTGGTACTGGCTAAAAGACGTAGCGTCTGCGTCTGAGTTCTGCTTTTGCAGCAACAGTGGGCATTCCAGCTACCGCGGCGCTAGTAATGCGAGCGTCTATGTTCGCCCTCGCTTCGTAATCGCAGCGTAGCGAATCTGAAATCACCACCCCTTGTGGGTGGGATTGAAGATGATAAAAAGAAAGGAAATACTACATGTCAGTTTTAAAGAACTTAAGAAGTCTTTCCTCTATGGAGTTTTACAAAAACGCAATAGAAATGAGAAAAGCAATTACAATGTGGATGCTAAGAGACTTTGGGACAAGAAGAAATTCAAGGTCTGTTGCTAGTGTTATCAAAGATATTGATGATGCCGATAAGCGTGTAATTGATGAAATTTTTGCGAAATACGGGAAAACTCCAAATCATGAATTTCAAAGTGAGTATCCATCTTGGTTTGTAGAATTTGAACGTGGTATTATTATGAAAATATTACAATCAATTATTCATAATATCACACGAGCAAATTCTGTATATCCAACTGATGACTTTTTAAATGATGAATATGCCATCAGACGACAATATCAAGATGTAGCAATATCTGAGTGCTACTCACTTATTCAAGAACTACAATATATTGTTGCTTGCTTTGAAACCGACATTAATAAGTTCCAACCAATTTTAGACAAGATCGAAAAAGAAGTTGATTTGTTAAAGGGTTGGAGACAAAGTGACAATAAAAAGAGAAAAGACCGATTGAAGAAACTAGGAAAATAGATAATATTGGGGTAACGCTTGTAAACGTCTGCGTCTGAGTTCTGCAATTGCAACAACAATGGGAATTCCAACTACAACGACGCTAGTAATGCGAACAACTATGTTCGCCCTCGATTTGAATGACATGCTACTATCACCTTATGTGAACGCATGTTTTACGAAGGAAGTGTTATCCATCCAGTAATGGTAAATAGTTCACATGACGCTGATGGATACGTCTAAAAGCTATAAGCGTGTGACTTTATAACGGAAAGAATTATATGAAAAATAATAGCTATGAAATTTTGCTTGATATAAATGTGTTGTATAAAGCATTCCAGGAATGTAAGAAAAATGTTGACTGGAAATGTTCAATGCAGAAATACGAATCAAACATTCTTCAAAATCTAAATGCATTGCAAAAGCAATTAAAGAACAGGAGTTATATTCCTGATAATTATGTTGAGTTCAATGTGTCTGAACGTGGCAAAACAAGACATATCAAGTCGCCAAGTATCCGAGATAAGATATTACAAAGGGCAGTTTGTGATAACATTTTAGAGCCAATTCTTTATCCGAAGCTAATATATAATAATGGTGCATCAATTAAGGACAAAGGTGTTGAGTTTACTAGACAGCAATTAGTAAAGCATCTAAGAAGATATTATGTGGAGCATGGAAATGATGGGTATATTTTGACATGTGACTTTCGAAAATTCTTTGAAAGTATACCACACGACAAATTGATTTCAGCTTTACAAAAATATATACCGAATGAAGATACCATAAATCTTTTGAAAATTATTATATATTCATACAACGATGATGGTGTCGGTCTCGGCATCGGTTCGCAAGCGTCACAGATATTTGGAGTATTTTATCCTACTCCAATTGATACATATTGTACAGTTGTAGAGGGAAATAAATATTACGCAAGGCATATGGACGATTTTTATGTCATACATCACGATAAAGAATATTTAAAACAGCTATTGCCGAAGATACGAAAAATAGCTGATGAACTCGGTTTGACACTTAATGAAAAGAAAACACAGATATGTAAATTGAGCAAAGGGTTCGTATTCTTAAAACAATTCATATATATGACCGACACAGGCAAGATTGTACGAAGACCAGTAAAGAAAAACGTAGTCCGTGAAAGAAGAAAATTAAAAACTTTTCACAAAAAATTACAAAATGGCGAAATGACCATGAAGTACATTAGGGAACATTATAAATCATGGCGAGGTACTACGAAAAAGTATGCCAAACCTTACACAATTAAGAACATGGATGCACTGTACGTGTCTTTGTTCGGAACAGGAGAATGATATGGAAGAAAATATTAAAAAAATGGATTTGGAAGCAGAACTTAGAGAGCTTAGATCAGAATTACAGGCTAATACATCAGAGGTTGGTGACTGGAAGATTGTTAAAGCCTTAGAATATCAGCTTTCCGGTGAAGAGATTCCTTATGACATTAAGGAACTGAATGCAAAGAGGCAGGCTATCAGGGATAGAATCAATACCATTGAGATTGAATTAGCTGAAATGGAATAATGCATATAGACTGTATAAAGATAATTTTTATGCAGTCTATTTTTTTATGGTATAATACGATTTATAATATTAATGGATTCATTGTGGTGTGTAAATCCACAACCGTTTATTGTTTAAAAATAAGA